TCGGTGAGTACATGAGTGGCGTACCGAAGGCGCTTGAGCTGCTGGCGATCAGCTGACCTTACCCATCCTCTTCTTGGACTGGGTAGCGAGCTTCTGCTCCATGCCGATCTGCTGCGCGATGTGGGAATAGACCTCTCGAGAGCCCTGATCTTTGTGTCCCCCAACCCGGCGGGCCAGGAACGGGTCCTCATCGGTCTGCGCGTAGAACCAGCTCAGGTACGTGTGGCGGGCCTTGTGCGGTGACCGGAAGCGGAGCTTGGCTCGCTCGGTTGCCTTCACGAGATCCACGTAGAACATCGCCGCCGAGATGCCTTCGAAGAGGAGGTAGTCCTGCGGGTTCGGCCCGTGCACGCCAGCCTCCCGCTTTTCGTCCTGCTCGTTCCATAGGTCGGCGAGCATGTTCCAGGTGTCCTTGTCGTAGATCGGAATGTACCGCCAATCCTCAGCGCGCTCGGCCTTTCGATGCTTCATCGGCTTGCGCGGGACCTGGCCAGGCTCCCAGGTGCGCCCAGTAATCGGGGACTTGAACTCCGTGTCGACCCGCATGCTATCCAGCTCGGGTTGGTTCATGAGCACTATGTAGCCGTAGTACTTGTCCATCCCGTAAGTGCGGAGCTTCTCGTGGATGCGACGGGAATGCTCACCATCGATCTCGCCCTCCACCACGAACGGCAGGCAGACTCCGAGCCCCTCGTTCAGACGGCAGCCAGAGTTCACTAGAAAACGGAAGAGTCGGGCGGACGCCGGCCGAATCTGCTGGAGCTGGTCCAGGATCAGTTGGACCTCATTGTGTTCCCGCTTCTTGCTGAAGAGATCCTCGGGTTGCACCTGCGGGAGTTCGTCCCGGGGATACACCTCACACTTGGGCTGCAGCTCGCTCAGAACGTTCACCTGATACGCCCAGGCCAGGAACCGATTCATCGCCTTGATGACCTTGTTCTGGGTGTTCTTGGCCAGGCGGTCTTTCTTGACCTTGAGGGGTTTGGTCTCGCGGAGCCACTCCTTGAGATCTTCGAAGTGATACTTCCAGTCGTAGAGATTGTTGTAGCTCCGCAGCCCCAGGAAGAAATGGAAGACGTAGCGCTCGAGGTAGAAGAGGTCCGTCTCCCAGGAGTTCCGGGCGCGTTCCTTATGGTACTTGGCGAACTTGTCGGCCAGCGCGGTGAAGTCGGAGTACTGTTCGCGCCACTTGAGCCGCTGCTCAGCGCGATGCCGTTTAGAGTCCTCTAGCGCGTTCTGCGACTTCACGTACGCCTCTACGACGGCGCAATCCTGGCTCTCTCTAATGTGGACGGGAATTTGGGCAGTAGGCACGGGAACCTGGCGCTTACGCTCTGGGCAGTATGTCCAGAACTTCCACCTGATCCCTATGATCTTGCCGGTCTTCCGGTCGATTTTATCGAGAGCCTCGGGCCTCATGCTACTCCTCGCCGCACGGATAAATCATGTTCACTTAAAGAAAGCAACTCACCGCCTGGCCAGTTTCCGCTTCCAACGAGCCATCACATGTTGGTGGAACCATTCGATTTCATTCTCACCCCAATAGGTATCCTTGTAGGGGATGCCCCGGAAGTATCGGGCCATGAGCTTGCGTCCCCGCTTCTCGGTGTAGCGCTCAGCCCGCAGTCCCGTGCGAATCCAATTCCGAAGGTCGCGCTTCGAAGGCCGCTTAGAATACGAATGGTACGTCACGAATTTTCGGTCCCTGAAGTTCAGCACATGGGCGATTTCATGGAACGCAGTCGATAGGAAGTCACGGATCGAAAGGTCCTGAGCGTAGATCACCACCTGGCTTTGGGAAGGAAAGGCCATCCCCGCGTACCCGCTCGGATCTACTCGCCAAAGGATTCGGAACTGGATGTCCAGCTCGCGTAGAATTCCCCGCACCTGCCGAACTCGCCGGTGCTTGCGCTCAATTGGCCTGTCGTAAAACTTGGGTTTGCCCATCCTTGGGCACCTCCGGTCCGTCCTGGATCTAAAATGCTATTCGTGGTCCCGAGGCCTCTGGCCAGCGGAGCGGATTGTTTTCGACTTCATTTGCGGTCCACCGACAGACCGACAAAGCCCAGATGGTAGTGCGTGCAGGTGTGGTACCTGTACATCCCGAACGAAAATCCCCTGACCCAATACAGAAACCAGCACCTTCCACGAAAAGTATTATCTTTCACTGTCAGCCTCCTCGGGCACCTGGACTTGCTTCACGAACGGCGGGAAGGCATCGAAGATGCGCTTTTCCGCTATCTCGAAATACTTGGGGTCCTTTTCGATGCCGATGAACTTGCGCCCGGTGTTCGCGCAGGCCACACCGGTCGAGCCGCTGCCCATCGTGTTATCGAGGACCGTCTCGCCCTCATTGGTGTAGGTCTTGATAAGGTATTCCAGCAGAGCGACTGGCTTCTGAGTTGGGTGGACCGGTTTATCGTGGAGGTTGCTGCCGGACTTTATGGATAGGGTTGTTACCGGATACCTGGTGCCTTTGTTTTCGAACAGCACGGGACGCTGAGCACCATACAGTTCGGTCCCCTTGGTGCGGCAATCGATTCGGTAAGGCTCGCCTTCGGTCATCTGTGGGTTGTATGTTCCTTGGCGTCTATAGAAGACGAGCACATCCTCTGTGTTGCGCATGGGCATCTTCTTCGCGTTGAGATGACCAGTGGCGCGGGACTTGACCCACACCCAATGATAGCGAAAAAGTTCGGGGCGGCTCATCACCAATGCGGACGTGAATGGTTGGCTCCCAAATAAAACAATGGCACCGCTTTCCCGGCAGACGCGTTCGTACTGCGCCCACATGACTGCCAGGTCCAGCACCGTGTCCCACTTGCACTGAGTGGTGCCATAGGGCAGGTCAGCCAGAACCATGTCTACCGTCCCGTCCGGGATGTCCTTCATGACTTCCAGGCAGTCGCCAAGCATCAGCGTCGCAGCCATCTTGCCCTCCTTCGGTAGTCACAATTGGAGCATTCATGGAATTGGCCGCTTGTATCGTCGGCATTATTCCAAATCCTGCCCTCGTCACATGAGCAGTCCTCGTACTTGATGGGGTGCGGGGCCGCCACCGGGGCGGGCGCCCTTTTGCGCGCGCCCCAGTTGTCGAGCATTCGTGCCTCGTCCTCGCAGTAGGCGCAAATCTCGGCGTAAAGCACGCTATGCCTCGGACATGTATTGCACCTCATTTCTTGCTCGCCTTCAATGCGCGGACGTAGCTCGCGATTTCCTTGCAGGCACCTACGGCGCTGCCGTCCTGGTCCTCGCGGAACTCTCGGTAGTTCTGTTCTCGGGCGATGCCAGCTAGCACCTCGTCCAGGGCCTCTTCGCGTGCCTGCTGATAGCCGGAGCACGTTTCAGCGCATGGGTGCTTCAAAGAGTGTCTACTCACTGCCGCACCCTCCGTAGCTGCCGGGGCTCGGCGTAGTAGGTGCGTCCTGACGGCTTGGCTCTGAGCTGCACGGGTAGCGCCGAGTCTGGGACCAGGCGGACCACTACCAGCGTGTCGGCCACCAGAGCGAACCCCGACGGGTGGGTCTCCTGTGGTCCAAGTAGTCCACCCACAGCCCGAACCCGCGTGCCTTTGCGAAGCCTCGCCCGGTCCTTCGCTGACATAGTATGCGTGCTCACTTCCGCAGCCTCCGCAGGTCCCTGATGTTCCAAATCAGAAGCCCGAGATTGAGAACGACGCTCGCCCAGCTGATGGTGAGTACTGAGTTCTGGCTCACTTCGTCTTCCTTTCGACCATGAAGAGCTGCTTCCCGGGAATGTCCTTGAAGTCACTCTCCAAATACGAGCTGATGAAGGGGACGCCGTTGACCGACACCGCAATGCCTATGGCCCGGGGCTTGCGCTTCTTCAAGCGGCGGCACTGCTTTGGATGGGCTAGGACCTCTCCGCCGAACGGCTCGGACTGGACCCTAAGCATCCCCGACGCGCAAACCTGCTTCACTTGTCCATCGACAGGCTGAGCCACCCCAGAAATGGCCCCGTACACGCGGGCCCTGTCCCCGACTTGTATTGATTGGTTCTTCATGGATTCCTTTCTAGAAAGTGTGGAGCTGGCGACGGGTCATTCTCCCGCTGGATCGCATTACCGCAGAGGCTCGTTTCCCAATTCCCTAATTTTACGTCGCTCCGGGGAGGCCCCGGCGGGGAACACTAGACGCAGGGTTTACGGCTTGCAGCGATCCTCTAGGCCTTCACGACGTTTCGTCGCAGACGCCAAGCTCTGAGGGCAAGGGTGAGATCCCGCCCCCAATTCTTCAATAAGGGCAATTAACTGCCCGGTATTTGTCCTGATCTTCAAATCGAATCCACTCCACGTGCATTTACCGAAAATGCATTCTGAGACGTCGTAGGAGTAGAGGCCGATTTGGTTCACTTTGCGGGGATTGACTTCCCATGAGTCCTGGTTGCTCCCGACCAAACAGGTTCCGACCGAGAAGCGAGGCTTTGCAGCTTCCGCATGGCTGAGGCCTGCGAGGAATCCGACTCCTGAGAACAAGAGGCACATCACGACAAGAGCAACGGACTCCACGATATGTTTATTCATTGCCGAGCACCTTCTCGAGCTGGGACGGGGAACTCTGGACCTCCTGTTCGAGGACATAGCCCTGGCAGGAGCGAAGCTGGACTCGGTACATGAAACGGCCCGGCCGCTTTGCTTCGATGTCTTCATAGGTCGGGTTGAATCCGCGACCTACCACGATGCCTGTGCAGCCATTGTAGAAGTCGCTGTTCTTGATGCGGACGTGATCGGCCGCCTGGAAAGGCAGCGGCTTCGGAGCGGCGAGCGCCGGCAAGGCCATGAGCATCATCAGAAACGAGAATTTCCAGTTCATGTGATTTCCTCCTGAAATCTGGTGAGCTTGAGTAGCTCTGTCAACAATCATAGAATACGGGAACCTTGTTTTACGGTCAAGCGAAATTGGTGCCCCCTAATTTGATATAATCGAGCGAGACAGAGAGAACAGGGGAATCCCGGCAATGGCCTTTGGTATCGGTGGGTTAATCAACAACATCAGCTCATCGATCGGAGGCCTTGTAGGTAGCCTGTTCGGCATTAGTGGGAACGCCCTTTACCCTAGAAATGCGACGACCCAAGGTGTGTTGAGCGAGATTGCCGCCAGCAACTGGAACAAGAGTCTGCCATACTCATTCTCGGTTGTTGGAAAGTCAGAGTTCGGGGAGTTCGTGCTCCCGCTCAATCCTTCAGAACTCAACCAGGATGAAAATTTCGCGATCTCGATGAAGTCTACCCAGGGCGGCACTGTGGTGCAGCACGGGGGGAATCGCTATAAGGATCTAGTGATCTCCGGAACGACCGGGATCGCTCCGTTCCGAGGTGCCGGGGGCGTAGAGCGTTCGACTGGACGAGCGATCTTCCAGCCCAATGAACTGAAGTATAAGTCGGGTTTTGAGGTCTTCCTCACGCTTCGGAACTGGTTCCGTGCCTATTACCAGTGGAAGAACGAGGGGAGCGAAGATGCTCGAAACGCGCGGCTGGTTTTCCGCAACTTCAAGGATGGAGAATTCCTGGTTGTGGAGCTGGTGAAGTTCCAACTCAAGAAAAGCGCGGCCCGAAAGTTCCTTTACGACTACGTGCTGAACTTCCGGGTGCTGGGCCATCTGAAGTTCGAGCCGGAGCAAACCAGCCTCCTGGATAAGCTAGACAACCTGCTGAACTCGGCCAAGGACAAGATCGACTTCGCGCGCGGGGTCTTTCTTCGGTCCCAGGACATCCTTCGCCAGATCGAGGGCACCTACGATTCCACAGTGCTGGAGCCCCTGCGTAAAGCATCGCTCGCCATCAAGGCGGCCCTAGGCGTTCGCACTGTGGCTGCCGACATGGGTAAGCAGATCATCTCTGAGACGGTAACGGAGACGGCTTCGCTTGGGATTTTGCTCGGGCTCTCCAAAAAGGAACTCGACGCCAAATCCAAAGCATTCGTGGCCAAAGCACTCGGCAGGGCCAATACCCAGAGCCGCGCGGGAGCCTCTTCCGTTGCGACTTCCAAGCTCGTAGTGGGACTTTTCGACAAGTCCGACGCGCTGATGCAGGTTGATTCCTCAATCATGCCGGACGCCGCTCAAGAGGCGCTAGCCAAGGATCAGCGGGATGCTCAGGCGCTGCCCCGGAGCTTCTACGAACAGACGATCGAGGATCTTAAGCGGGTTCGCGACAACGCGATCGACAAGTTCAATCTAGGTTCCGCGATCTATGATGCTCAGTACGGCCGAGTCTCCACCGTGACCGTCGAGGCGGGAAAAGCGGCCACGGACGCGGAGATAGAACTGCTCGACGCTTTTACCTCTGCAATCAAAGGCCTCGAGAACCTACTGGCCACCAATAAGTTTTTCTCTGGCACCTACGAGGATCGCATTCAAAACGTACAGGACGCTTTCTCGGAAGCCCTCCCGATCCGAGCTGAGCAGGCGGTGCGCCAGCTGGTTATGCCGGCCGACACCGACCTCGAGCGTCTGGCCCTGCAGGAACTTAAAGATTCGAGCCGCTGGGTTGAGATCTCCGAGCTGAACAACCTGAAGCCTCCGTACGTCATCCAAGACCGTTCAGACCCGACCCCGAACGTCCTGCATCCAGGCGACATGGTTATGATTCCGAGTCCCATCATCAATGGCTTCGGTACTACCCCCAAGGCCAAGCCCAGCTACTACACCACGGCTTTGTCCGAGGTTGAAAAGAACCTTGGAGTGGACTTGAAGCTCGACGCCAACAACGACCTGCAGCTGTCCAACCGTGGGGACCTGGAGCTGGCGGTAGGGGTGGAGAACGCCGCCCAGGCCATCCGCCTGAGCCTGATGTACGAGCCGGGGGACCTTATCAAGCACCCGAACCTGGGCGTGGGGCTCATGCCGGGTACAAAGTTCCCGAGCCTGTCGGACATCAAGATGAGCTTAGTGCGTTCGCTGACCCAGGACCCTCGGTTCGAGTCAGTCGAGAACCTCGAGATCGTCCGAGAAGGGTCCACCCTTAAGCTCAATTTCGAAGTGAAAATCAAACATATAGACATTCCAGTCCCGATCTCAGTTCGCCTCTAAGGCAAAGAGATTGCCGGAAAAGTGCGAAAATAGACCTGGAGAACCAGAATGGGCCTTTTAAGACTTAAGTCAGAGCCGCAGATCGTAGGCGACCAGATCAGCAAGTTTCTTGCTGAAACGGGTATCAACGGTCTGAATCCTGGCTCCGCCATTCTGACCCTGCTCGAGGCCAACGCTCAGGAAATCTTCCAGCAGTACGTTCAGCTCGTGAACGTGGTGCGCAATTACAACCTCGACTCGACTACGGGAGAGGATCTCGATAAGCGCGGCTTCGAATTCGGCCTCACCCGCCGGGCGGCTACCAAGGCGTCTGGCAAGATCAAGGTCCAGCGTGATGCAGGCTTCACCAAGGTTTCAAGTTCTTTTTATTCGGGTCTGCCGGCGCCGGTTATCGGCGACACAGTCCTCCGCGTCAATGACGCGTCAAACCCTCTGTATTCCTCCTCTGGCACTCTGATCATCGGTCGCGGGACATCCAATGAAGAGGAAGTCACCTTCTCGGTCGCGCCTTCGAATCTGACCAACTACTGGGAATTTACCGTATCTCCGTTCGCAATGAACCATGGTCTGGATGAAAGCGTCATCCTGAAGCAGGGGACTGATCAGGTCATCCTGGCCGGCACCGTCATCGTGGTGCCTGCGGCTGGCTCTAGCGCAGAAGTGAAATTCACTGTCGATCACGACACGACTTTGCTCTCGGGTGAGGCGGAAGTGGCCGGGATAGAGATCACGGCCCAGGTTGCGGGGTCGACTGGCAACATCCCGATCCGTGCGATCACTGGGTCCTCTGCGTTTGCGTCGGCCCCCTTCGCTGGGGCCAGAGCGGAAAACGATACTAAGTTCACGACCGGGGGCGACTTGGAAGTGGATGACGATTTCCGCAACCGGATCAAGAATCAGGTCCAGTCGCTGTCCAAGGCCACCAAACGGGCGCTGCTGAACGCCATCATCGGCTTGGTCGATACTCAGACCGCCAAACGCGTCGTTTCGGCCAACATCATCCAGCCGTCGGATCTCCAGAGTCCGGTGAAGGTCTATATCGACGACGGCACGGGTTTCGAGCCCTCGTTTGACTCTCAGGGCCTAGAGACGATTCTCGATCAAGCGACCGGCGGGGAGAATCGCTTGCAGCTCGACCTGGCCCCAGTTGCAAAGGCGCAGGTAGAGAACAATCTGCAAGAGCCTTACAACATGAGCGCGGGTACCCTGTCTTTCAGCTACACGGTTGGACTTCAGGCCGAAACTATCCAGTTCCTGACTTCGGACTTCGAATTCCCCGCGTCAGCAACGGCTGAAGAGGTCGCAGCGATCATCAACAACAAGGCGACGTTGATCGAGGCGAGAACCTCGGACGTCGGTAAAAAAGTCGTCATCTCAGCCATCCAGGACACCAACGAAGAGATCCAGGTCACCGGAGGATCTGCCAATGGAATCCTAGGGTTTCCCACCGACTCCCGGGCAACGCTGTATCTCTACGTTGATGGAGCGCTGCTGTCGAAAGATGGTTCCACGGCATACATAGACTCGAGTAACCAAGAAGCTTACGACTTTGCCAGCCTTGGCTCCGGCCCCTGGCCCCTGAACGTTATCGTGGATGGGAAGAGCGTCAACCCGCAGGTTGTTTCATTCACTTCGGCTGACTTCGCCTCTGCATCGGCAGCCACCGCGAAAGAAGTCCTGGCCGTCATCAATGCCCAGCTTTCGGGAGCCGAAGCCTCATTGATCTCGAACGACGTTAAGCTTCGGATCACTTCCAACAAAGCTCTTTCCTCCAAGTCCAAGATCCAGGTGACTGGGGGAACCGCCAACACGGTGCTCGGCTTCCAGACTACGGAAGTGGTGGGGTCGGACAAAGACTACACGTTCAACCGGGAACTCGGCACGATTGAGTTGGTCAGACCTCTGACTGCCAACCAAGACGCCACCCTAGGATCGCAATCCACTCGGGGCCGGTTGCGTACGGCATCCCCTGAACTCTATTCCATCATCTCGGGCCAGACGCTGGTGGTCGCCGTCGATGGAGGCGCAGATCAAACGATTACTTTCTCTAGCACCTCGCTGTACTCGGCCGCCCAAATTGCTGCTCTGATCAACGCGCAGTTGCAAGGTGCAACTGCAATCGTTCGTACCATCGGAGGGCTTAATTACCTCGAGATCAACACCAATACGTTCACGCAAGGCTCCGGTTCTATCCGAGTCCAATCCACCTCTACGGCCACCGCTTTGAACTTCACGACTAACACGACGGTTTCCAACCAGCGCCCACACAAGGCTTTCGTGGTGTCTGGAAACGGGGGCCCGTACAACTTCGTGCTCGGACACAACCTCGTGATGGTGCTCGACAACGCCCCGGCGACTAAGACATTCACCGTGGTGTTCGACTTCGCCGGCACTGTTACCGCCGCAAGCTCGACGACTGTCTTCTCGGCACTGGCCCTGAACACGGTGTTCCCTAATACTGGAGATCTTATTGGGTACAAGGTCATCGCCAAGTCCGGAGCCAATACGACGACCGGCACTGTGACCACGGTTGCGAACGTAGGGGGCAATACCTGGCGGTATTCTTTCGCGAGCTTGCCGGCCAACCTCGCTGACATGGCTGCAGGCGACCACACGGCTTTCTCGAACATGCAGCAGTCGGCCAACAACGGCAACTTCCTGATCACAGCGGTCGATACGACCGACGCCGGTTACATCGAAGTGACGAACACGGCGGGCGTTGCCGAGTCTTCCTCGAGCGGCTCCGCGATGATCGGCCAGCGGCGTACGATCTCGGCGCATACGGGCTCGAGCGGACAGATCACGGTGTCGAGCGCCTTCCGGGCTACGCCTTCGGTGGGGGATACCTTCGCGGTCCTGCCGGCCACGCTCAAGAACACGGTCGCTTTCTTCAACAACAAAAAAGTGACGACCCTGTCCACAAAGGCGGCGATCGAGGCTTCCAACAACAACTCGCGAGTGCAGATCTCCTCGCTGGCCGAAGGGTCCGACGGCTACGTCCAGGTGACGGGCGGGTCTGCTAACGACCTCCTGGCCTTCTCGACTTCTATCGTGCGAGGGCTGCAAGGGTACAACTACTACACCGGTCTCCTCAAGCAGGTCCACCGTACCATCTACGGCGACGACCAAGACCTCGTGAGCTATCCGGGCGTCGGCGCGGCGGGCGTAGAATTTCAGATTCTTGCCCCGACGGTACAAGAGATCACCTTCAACCTGAACGTCTCCCTGGCTCAGGGCGTGTCGATCACGAACGTCGCTGACGACATCAAGTCGGCGATCACAGGCTACGTGAACTCCCTTGGAGTAGGGGAAGACGTCGTATTGGCTACCGTGATCCAGAAGATCATGGAAGTCGACAACGTGGAGGACGTGGAGATCTCTACTCCGACGGGCAACGTAGTGATCGCAGACAACGAATTGGCGCGTACCTCAGATTCAAAGATCACGATCGGATAAGCCATGGCGGAGAAAAAGGTAGACCGATTCATCCGCACGCTGCCCAAGGCTTACAAGCCCCAGGTAAACCCGGTTATCCGGGCTTTGCTAGAGGCTTGGGGTATGGCGCACGATGATTTGGTCGCGCAAATCTCAAACACTAAGGACCAGCTTTTCATCAAAACGGCCGAAGGTCCTTACCTCGACCTTGCCGCTTCGGGCTTGGGAGTGTCTCGTCCGGCCACTCTGGGACTCCTAGACGAAGATTTCCGTAATCTCGTGCCCGTGCTGTCGCTTGAGGCCAAGAACATCCGCAAGACGTTTTATGACGCCATGGACGTTTTCTGGTCCCCGCTGTTCTCTCGTACCAACATCCAGACGGCGAACATCGCGCCTTTCAATCTGTCGGCGGGTGACAATCTCTTGATCTCGGTCGACGGGGGGGACCCCCAGTCAATCACCGTGCTCGACACCGATGTGGCTACCCCCGGGGTCGCTACGGCCGAAGAGACCGCTGCGATCCTCAGTCGGATTAACGGCGCGACTGCCAGTGTGATCGTCGATCAGGCGACGGGGGATCAGTACGTCAACATTCGGACCAATACCCCTGGGCCCAGGGGGTCCTTACAGGTGTCGACGTCCACGATGGTTGGGGGAGGGAAGCTCGACCTGAACCTCCGCAAGAACCGCATCACGGATCTTTCGCAGCGGACGGTGGTCTGGGAAGTTAGGCCCCGGGAACTGATCATTGAGCTGCCTGCTATCATCCCGACCTTGAAGCGGACTCTGAAGGGTTCTCACCATCTGCACGACGATGCGACTCTCGAGGCGCCGGTTGCCCCGAGTGGGGGTATTTGGCGAGGGAGCTTCCTCTACAGCCCGTCAGGGGTTTCCTATACGGTGACGCAGCAGAAGGCCCGCATCCAAGAAGTTCTCAGCCAGGGCAACGTTTACACCAAGGTGACGGTCGACGACGCCTCGAGCATTCCGAATTCCCCTGGGACCTTGATTTTTGACTGGGGCCTCGACACCGAAGAACAGCCGGTGAAGTACATTAATAAACCAAACAACTCGACCATTCTGATCGACCCAGGGCACGTCTTCGGGAAGTCCCATCAGGTGGGCTCGTACCTCAATGTGCTGGTACCGACATTGAAGCCGGCAATTCCGAGGGTGAATGGCGATGACCTGGCGATCTACCTGACCTCTCCATCTAACGCCCGCGTCGTGGTGCAGAACCTCCTCGCCGAGATCGCTGCGGCAGGCGTGGTCGTTACCTTCGTTATTCTTCTGCCTTCTTACAAATACTTGGTCACAAACCCCTACTCCGGTGAATAAATTAGGGCAGTCGTATTTGATACAATTGGGGGAGAGTTGAAATCGGAGAAACCCCATGATTCTGACCAAACCGAAGCTGATCAGCCAAGAGCGTCTTGACCTTGAAGATCTCCTGGTGCTGTTCGCAGGTATTTCGGCGGATTCAAAGTTTCACACCAAGCAGTTCTGGGGCTCCACGCAGTACATCCTGAAGGGGTTCGCGGTTTCCGGCCTGGGCGGCCCATCGCCCGCCACCGTCAACATGACGGACGCGACCCTGATCAACCCCAACAACACCGGCGACTTTTCTTGGTTCTCGGCCGAATCAGCGGCATCTCCTGTTAGCGTCCCGCTCAATGCGAATGCCCGCAACTACCTCGAACTGGCCCTCTCTACGGTCGACGGCACCCCGCTGACTCGCGCGTTCTGGGACCCGTCCGCTTCGGGCGGCCTGGGTGCTGAGTTCAACCAGACCATCAACACGGTCACGAACATCGCGATCTCGGTTGTGGCTCTCACGGGGGGCTTCAGCGGCTCGGCAAATCGCATCCCCCTGGCCATCGTTGATACCGACTCTGGCAATAACATCAAGCTGATCCTGGACAAGCGGCCCATGTTCTTCCGCCTGGGCACCCCGGCGGACCCGCTCGCGTCATACGCCTGGGCTTCTAACTCAGAGCCTGAACTGACGCTGAACCTCTCGGGAGTTTCCGGCACCTTTACGGTGGGTGAAACGGTCACGATTGGAGCGGTGACGGCTAAGGTCACTACCGGCGGGACGAGCATTATCGGCGTTATCCTTCCCAGCACGGATTCCATTGCGGCTGGAGCGACGGTCACGGGCGGGACGAGCGGGGCCACCGGCACCCTGACTTCTGGCGCGGCTTCGTTCGTGGGTGCGGATAAGAGCATCGGGAGCGTTCGTGATGCGCTGACGGCGCTGATGACGGAAATTCGTCGCCTGAAGGGCACCTCGTTCTGGTTCGAAACGGGATTTGGTTCGGTCAACGGCCTCATGAATTTCATGAACTCCGTGATCGTCCCGAACAGCTCTGGCGCCAAGGTGTCTTGGAACGGTTCGGCCCTCTCGATTTCTGACTCAAGCGGCGCACCTGCCGATTCCGACGTAGTAGCGCTGATTCGTATCTTCGGAAGCGCTCAAGTGCTGAACCTGACCCGCGAAGATGGCACGGGCGGATCTTCCGCCCTGTCTCTGGCAGACGGGGAAGTTCTCTATGTGACCCTGCCGGCCACCGGCAACCAGACCTACAGCGCTGCTGGCTCTGGAGCAACGAACTACAAGAAAGTGGCGAGAGCTTCTTTCGTAGTCTCTGACACGAACTACTGGATTGCTTATCGCGAAGGCTCGAGGCTGTTCTTCCGGGGGGTCGGAGAACTTCAGACAGATGAGTCGAGTGAGATAGGGGATAATGTCCCGCAGACGCTCCTGAACAATCTCGGCCTGACCAACGAAACTTCCGCGCCTGGGTATTCCTCAGACATTCGCGGCACCGCCGCTCAGAGCTTAGTTGCGCGCATCGGCGCTTTGACTGATGCCATCGGCGACCAGCAGGAAGATCGCTCTTCCTATCTGCGCTCGGACAACCCAATCACTTGGACCGGCACCCAGCTTCAGTTTACGACGGACATAGTGCTCGAGATGGTCAACACCAAGTCCGGCACGCTCACGGCCCACACCATTGCTATGGCCGGTAGCCCTATCTCCCTGAACGATGGGGAGAGCCTCTACGTAGCCATCGACCGCACCGCTTCATCGGAAACGGTCACACCGGTTCGCTCCAGCGTGACCCCGATTCCGGCTCAGTCCCAGGCGAATAAGGACATCTTTGTCATCGCGCGCCGGAAGGATGCCAATGGCGCAGGATACCTCCACATTCCCCTGCACAAGCAGGTGCTGAATCCGGGTCAGACCGTGCGTCTGGGCGCCTCGGGTTCAGGTTCGGGAACGGGCGGCGCGGGTGATGACATCACGTCGCTCTCTTACTCGATGGACTTCCAGGATCAGTTTGATTCGATCCCGGACTCTAGCGCTCCCGTGGACATCTCGGCGGGTAAGACGGACTCGACTCTCTACTCGGTCGTCAACGGCTATTACCGGCTGGCTTACGATGCCAGCAAGACTTGCACCGGTACGACGACCTCGATGGTACTTTCGGGTACGCCCGGCTTCACGGTCAAGGCCGGCGACATTCTGCGTGTAGGTACTGAAGCGCGCCGGATCACCGCGATCGGTTCAATCAACTCGGACGGAGGCAGCGGTACTCCATTCACGATCGAATCAGCGTTTGCGGCGAATCCCTCGGCTGCTTCGGCTTGCGTGTCCCAGGCGGTGTACACCAAGGATCTGAACGCATTCGCTGGTGACGGCCTTGCTCCCGGAGCCGTCAATACGAACGCCCTTACGGACTGCATGGTCACGTACGAGGATACTGCAGGGTCCGGAGACGAGATTTTCGACAACGGAGTTTCCGCGCTGGTCGCATTCACGGCCTCGGCGGACGGCAGCACCTACTGTGGAGTTCAGACTCGCCCGAGCGGTTACACCGGCCAAGTCGGAGTCACTAGCTTCCCCGTCTCCGGTACGAATCTCTACCTGCGGTTCTTTGCGAACGCCTCCGCTGGATCTGGATCTATCAATCTCCTCGGCTACAAGGTTTACTTCCAGCGCGACTCGGTGACAGCTTCCGGTAACGTGCTCGATCAGGCTTTCGCGATGACCGATGGATCTGCGACGCCCGTGAACTGCACGCTGTCTGTCGTGGGCGGCAAGACTCGGATCAGCTTGGGCTTCTCTTACGCCCCGGGGCTGTTCTCTGGGAAGCCCAACGGGCAGATCGAAGTGATCCTGAACGGCCAGAAGTTGCCCCGTTTCATTTCGGGTACTGCCACTCCCGACGGCTACTTCAAAGAGATCAACGAAACCCTCATCGAACTGGATTCCGATTACAGCGCGATGAACCTCTCCCTTGAGGTGCTCAAGCGTACTGGGGTGGTAGATTCGAGTGATTCGAATGCTGCCAACATCGCCCTGCTGATGGCGAACATGCGCAACAACTTGATCTACAATCCGGAAGGTTACGTGATGCAGCGGATCTCCGCAGCGGGCGGAGCCGTAAGCTCTACCAACTATGGAGCAGATCGGTGGAAGATTCTGTGTTCCGCAAACGACGTCACGGTCTCCAGAATTGCTAGCAGCCTCACTGGCACGAAGACTGCGATCAGGCTCTTGAAATCTACTTCCGCAGGTTTCCTGGGGATGTCGCAAATCCTCGAGAATGACGAAACAATCCCGTTGCAGGGACAGGTCATCCGGTTCGCGCTGTCGGCCAAAACCGAAAGCTCTACGATTTCTCAGGCGAGAATCGCGGTCGTAGCATGGACGGGAACCGCAGACTCTGTCACCGCTGCGATGGTGTCGTCCTGGGCAGCCACCCCCACTTACGCTGCTAGCTTCACCGAGGTTGCGTCAGCGACTCTGAATCTGACCAATTCTTGGCAGGAAGTCAGTTTGAGCTGCACAGTGCCGGCATCAGCTACGAACCTGATTTTCTTTGTGCATACTCCGAACTCGGAAAGCGTCAACGACGTCCTGAGCGTTACGGCAGTGCGGGCAAACGTGGGCTCAACCGCAATTCCCTATTTGCGGAGAAAAAATCAAGAAGAGCTGGCGATGTGTCAGAGGTATTACGAGAAAAGCTACGAGTGGGATGTGGTACCGGGAACGGCAACGGTGGCGGGAGCCACGCTGGTCCGTATCATCGCAGACTCAGGGTTGCCCTCGGACATTAACTACGGAACTTCCTTCTTTAAAGTGTCTAAGCGGGTAGATCCTACCGTGCGATCCTATGGGCTATCTGGAAACGCAGATCGGGTCTCTAACGGGTACAGCTCCGCAGACGAACCCGCCAATAGCGCCGGCATTCACTACAAGAATAGCCATTCATTCAGTCTCCGTAATGGGGGCGCAACCATAACGACAAACTATGCTTCCATCTCTTGGCAATGGACCGCCGACGCGGAGCTGTGAGGATTTATGTCTAAGATCATCGGCAAGCACATCGTTGAACGGGACAATCCGAACATCATCTACAACCCAGAGGGGTTCCTATTTCAGCGGCTGCTCGTTGGTGGTGCGGGGTTAGGCACACCAACCAACATAGTCAACGATGCTTTCGGCCCGGATAGATGGAACATCTTGTGCTCGGCCAACCATGTCGCGGTTTCCCGAGCGACTGATGCAAATCCGGGTTCGAACATTTACGCCATCAGACTCGATAAGGCTACTTCCGGTGGATACTTCGGGATGATGCAGATGCTTGAGACTGCCGAGACAATCCCATTCCAAAATCAGACGATCCGGTTCGGACTTTCTTGTCGGACGGAATCATCCGAGGTGTCTCAGGTTCGCATCGCAGTCTTAGGCTGGTCAGGATCGTCTGATAGCATCACCAGCTCGATTGTCTCTTCCTGGGGTGCAGTGCCGACCTATATCGCCAATGTGACGGAGTATGCATCGGCGACTCTCAATCTGACGAACTCTTATCAAGAAGTGTCATTGTCAGCTGCGATTCCATCGAGTTGCAACAACCTGATTTTCTTCATCCATACGACCAACTCGGAGTCGGTGGGAGATTCGATTCTATGCACCGCCATCAGGGCCAACATGGGAAATCTTCTCTTACCCTACGCGCGTAGAGAAAACGCAAACGAGCTTTCCCTATGCCAGCGGTACTACGAATACACTGGCAGCATTCGGTCCCTCAACACTTCGGGCAGTACCCAGGGGATGAGAGCGACCTGGGTCTATAAGACGGAAAAGCGGATCACCCCCACCATAGCAGTGGGGACGGGACTCTCAGAAAGTACGTCTCCTTACTGCACGACCTGTTTCGGCAACGTTGCGACTGGAGTGGTCTACGATACCGCCTTCGTAACTGCCGACGCCGAACTCTAAAGCAGATCTGCCTTTCAGCGTAAAATAGGGCAAGAGAGACAGAAGTAATATGTTGATTAAAAAACTCAACTCCTACTCGAACGCCAAACAGCCCTCCGGCGCTGATTTGCCGCTGATCCCCAAGACCCTATCCACCCAAAGATACGAGACGGATTCAACCGAGGGGCAGGGGACCATCACCCTAAATTACACGGTCGATCAGAGCAACCTCGACAACTTCTGGTTGTTCATCGACGGCAAGCTCCAGCGGCAGGGCAGCTCAAACGACTACGTTTTCTCGAACATCGCGGCCGACAACACTTCAAGCCAGATCGTTTTGGCCAGCCCTCTGACTGCCGGGATAAACATCGTGGCGATGAAGATTGGCGTCGTGAAGGAAAATTTCCCGAACGCCTCGAGCCTCCAGGCGCAGATCGCTCGCAGGCAGCTCGGTGTGAACTACATCCTGAACGGCAACGGTGACGGTTCCCAGGGGACGTTCGGATGGAACGGCTTTGTCGACGCCGCAAGCACCCAGCCGACCGACGGTACGGGCGGAGGCACGCCAAATATCACCTTCGCGGTGACTACGGTTGGAGCGCTTCGTATGGGCTCCAGTTTCCTGGTGAGCAAGGATGCCTCCAATCGACAGGGTCAAGGGTGGTCATACGATTTTGACATCGATCCGGCAGATTGTAATGCATCGATGACTTTGCGGATGGACTGCAAGGGGGGCAGTGGCTACGCCTCGGGCAACATTACCGCGTCACTCTATGATGTAACCAACGGCGGTTTACTCCCTGGTAACAATCAGAGTGTCCCCAGTTCTGGACCCGCCGAATATACTTTCGTCACCAACTCCTCGACGCGTTATCGCTTGATCCTCTTTTGCGCTGATTCCGGGACCACGGCTTGGACGCTGATGTTGAGCAGCATTCAGTTCGGCACGGGTAGAAATATCTACGGGGTGCCTGGTTCAGATCCGGCAAGTTTCGTCCCGACCGGCTCATGGGTTAGTAACGTCACTTACACCGGCAAACGGTGGCGACTTGCTAACCGGGAATATTTCGACATTACAGTCCTGCTTTCGGGTGCTCCTACGTCAGCTACCCTTACCTTGAATCTGCCTGTCACGGTCGATCCTGACAGTTTGGCCGATGGTACCGACACCAACCAGTACTTTGGCGGGGGAAATATTCGTGATGCCGGCACTGGAAACTGGAGGGCAATCGTACGCTATAGCTCGACGACAACCGTAGAAGTCGCTTATGAACTTGCTAGCGGAGATGTTGGTAGCGTCACCCAAGCTGCTCCGATGACATTTGCTTCGGGAGACAGGATTACTCTACAGTTTAGTGTTCCGGTGGTTGGCTATAAGACTACTACCGTTCTAACGGACTCCAGGGTCGAATACGCTTACAACTCGGCTACCGCTGACTCTGACGACACCTCCTCATTCGCGTACGGCTCTGATGGCGTCGCGATTGGCTCCTTCACTACTGCTGAACGCACCAAGAGAGTCCGATTCGCTAATCAAGTACAGTCTACCGACCATGTGTTCGTGGAAGTCCAAGAGAACTCGAAATGGATCAAGCTCTCGGAGCACGAGCTTCGTGCTCAGAACCACGGGACCGTCCGATACGGCATCCGTGTGGTGCCCGTCTCCGGCTCCACTACCGATTTCGACGTTAAGTTCGGAAATGGGGGCGGAATTTCAGGAGCTTCATACGCTGCTGCGGGCACCGCTTGGTCCTCGTTCTCTTCCCTCAAGTGGCGCCTTGTGAAGTCGGCGAACGCTCTGGCAGTAGAAACTCCGGGAACTGTGGCCGGCACCGTAGTCCTATCCGAACAGCAGACGTCTGGCACTAATGGCGGAACTTTTACCTCCGGAGCATGGCGCACCCGGACCCTCAACACTCTGTCCAAAGAATCCAGCGACATCGGCTGGGTTTCCCTCAACTCCAATCAATTCACGCTTCAGCCAGGNCGNTANGAGATCGAAGCCNGNGCNCCCGCNCTCGCNTGCGCTGGACATCTTGCGAAACTCAGGAACATCACCGATGGANTGGACAGCCTNATGGGNTCGTCCACNTACAANAACAATACGACTCAGTACTCCCAAAACGATTCGGTAATTGTTGGGACTCTAATCCTTACTGCTGCGAAGACTTTCGAGATCCAACATCAGTGCACCANCACAAGCGCNACTGTAGGTCTCGGCAACTCNACCGGGTTGGGAACCGAGACGTACACTACCGTCAAGATTCGGAAAAAGGCGTGAGGTGATTTATGGCAAGAACCAAGCCTGACTATCTCAGCCCCGACAACAAGTGCATCAACGGCAGCCTAGACTTTTGGCAGCGCGCCACCAGCTTCAGTACTCCATCCTCGAATACTTTGACGGCCGACCGCTTCAAGGTCATATACGACGGGAGCATAGGCACCTTCTCCGTTTCCCGCCAGGCGTTTACCGTCGGTCAGTCGAGTGTGCCAGGTAACCCATCCTACTTCTTGCGCTGGGATCATACTGCGGCGGGCTCGGGATCTACCATCAGAGATCTTCGCCACCGTCTTGAGTACGTGAGCACCTTCGCCGGCAAAAAGGCAACGATTTCGTTCTGGATGAAGGCCGACACGACTCGGACTGTCGGAGTCGCCATGTCGCAGAACTTCGGCAGCGGTGGATCTCCTTCAACCGCCGTGACTCTCACCACCCAAAACATCAGCGTCACTACGGGCTGGCAACGCTTCAGCGTGACGTTCGACGTGCCCAGCATTTCCGGCAAGACGCTCGGCAGCAACCTGGATGACTACCTTGAGGTCCAGTGGATTCTTCCGCTGAACGTCACAATGACTATCGACATCGCTCAAGTCATGGCGAATGAGGGTGTATTCGCAGATCCCTTTGTGAGAGCTGGAGTTGATTACGAAGGCGAATACCGGAAATGCCTGCGTTACTTTGAAATCTTCAACGCCTCTCAGATGCGGGCTCAAGTGACCTCTTCAACTAGTACGAAAGTGGCAATTTCTTACTTGGTTCCTAAACGCATCGCGGTCGTTGCCATTGTAAATATCGGGTCAAACAGCAACCTATTCTTCCAGCAGATCAACGCGACGTTTGGCAGCGGTTCGAATGCCAGTGCGGCAGTTTCAAGCACCTCTGGAACGTCCATTGGGCTCAATGGATTTATGCTTGACATCACCCACGGAAGTCAGGTGTTGGTCTCGGCGGGAGCATACGTCCATCTCTTCTTTGTCGGCGGCAACCTGCTGTGGGCGGCTGACGCCGAGTTGTAAGCTATGATCTCGATGAATGAGATCCTGATGGGTCGCCTGAAGTTCGATGATCTGACGGATGAGCAGAAGAAAAACGTGCTCGTACTCCATGAGCGGATCAACAAGCTGAGAACCGCCTACGGTAAGCCGCTCCGAGTGAATGATGGAGTGCGGCGAGTTCAGGACACCCCAAAGAATGGGGCCGCCAAGTCTAAGCACATCATAGGCGCCGCGATCGATTTGGATGACGACGACGCCGGCACTCTGTGGAAGTGGGTATTCGCCAATCGTACGCTCCTGGCCGAGATAGGGCTCTGGATTGAACACCCGTGTTGGACTCACTGCGATGGCATGAGCTGGATGCATTTTCAGATTCTTCCGCCCAGCTCAGGTAGGCGCTTTTTTGTGCCGTCGCCTAGACCAAACCCAAACCCAAGGTTTTGGGATGGAAAGTACGAGTCAGCACTGGACTCAAGCAGTCAGCCCGGGACCTGAGGTCGTCAGGCTTTAAGAGGCACAAGCCAGACGTATACTTTCACGCGAACGGAGCGTAGATCCTTAGCCAAAACCATATGATGCCTCCAGCCAAGAGCGTTAGGGTCCAGAATTCGCGCCGAATGAAGTTCACGCGGGCACGTTCGTGGGTTCGGGGATAATCCCATCGGTCAGGAGATCCCAAGTAACAACAGCAGCATGATCCGGGTAGCCGTCGCCGCTGATCTTGAGGTAATCGTCCCCTCCGTCAACCGCCACCGAATTGCAAGAGCAAGAATGCATGTGATGCCGGTAGATGCTGTAAATCACGTCGTCGCAACGCTTGCAGTGCAACGCGTCTCGGTACCGGAATTCGTTCATCTGTGCTTGATCCATGCCACGCACGATCAGGACCCGCTTATCCTTAGCCCCGTATTCCAGAGAGTCCGGATCGTTGATGATCTGGAGGAGCAGATAGTCTTTGTGTTTCTTCTTGCGGTTTGGCTTGAGGCATCGGTACACCGCAACTGGGTAGTACTCACCGAGCACGCAGAAGGTGTTCACGTACTCGGTGTCTTTGAAACGGTTGGCCACCACTTCGTGGTTGAACCCGTACCAGTTGATCTTTTTCAGCTTCATGCGCCCTTCCTGGATAAGCTGCGGGTTTCTATGCCGTATTACGGCTCATGATTTATGATGCGCGCGATTTGGGAGTGCCAAACCAGAACACGATTTCTCGCGCGGCGGAAAGCTCCGAGTCGCTGCCGTGAACGGCATTTTCTGGGATTTCCGTACCGAACTGCCAACGGAGGGTGCCCAGCAGGGCCTTGGTCGGATCGGTGGCGCCCATCAAACGACGGTAATTGGCCACTGCATTGTCGCCCTCGAGCACTGCCAGAACGACGGGGCCGCTAGACATGAAGTTCACCAGCCCTTCGAAGAAAGGCTTGCCGGTATGCTCCTCGTAGAACTCTTCCCAAACTGCTCGTGGGAATTCCCCCATTCGGAGGGAGACGGGGTGGAGACCATGGTCCCCAAGATCGGAGAGTATTTCCCCGATATCGTTGGCGCGGACCGCGTCAGGCTTGATGATGCAAAGGGTTCTTTCCATAGATACCTCAGTTAAATAGTGCATGGACTAATTTACGTTTGCAACGTGAAAGTCAGGTAGGGCTCTTCGATACCGGTGACGGACGTGTATTTGTAAAAGCGCATGATACGCTCGAGCCCGTCTTTCACATCTGGAGTGAATCCGATCAGCTCCCCGACGTAACAGTACACAGCGATCAAGGGACAGCCCATTGCCACTGCCATCGCAGCGATCTCGCCCTCAAGATCCTTGCCTTCGGTTCTCTCGAGCCATGCTTTCACCTGAGGCTTATTTACTCGATATCGAGACACGTCGAAATTCACTCGCTCTCCAGGGGACCCGTGAAGGTTTTGACGTTCTCGTTAGGCAACGTCTTTCGGTACTGGACCCAGCCCCGCAGGTTGCCGGAGTATTTATTGGACTTCGTGGCTCTGGCCTGATGCTCAGCGGGAGACGCATGGATGGGCTGAGCCCCGAGCAGACGGCGGTAAAGATCGGTATCCTGCGCCAGGCTTGAATGGGTACCGTCATGATTGTTGTAGGAAACCCGAGCACAACGGGCGACCGATCTACGGATCGGGGCGTAAACTCCGGCCCTGGGTTCGGCGGCCTCCGCATCGATTTCGAGCTGGTCGACGAAGGGGAGGTGCCATTCGCCGGCCTTGAGCTTGTCCGGAGTGCTTGTATTCAGTCCCAGGTAGATCTCTTGCGCCAAAACTTGAATTTCCGGCTGGGCGGCCGGGTGGTACCGCAAGGCCAGAAAATTAGCCCAGTCCGTCGCCGTGACGACGACCGTGATGTGCGACCAGGGCTCGGTCACCCGGTTTACGACCTGCTTGTGGACTCCTAGGCGATCCAGCATCCAGGCTGCGACGCAGGCGATATGACCCAAGCCTTTCCAGAGGCAAACGGCCAGCCACTTGCGCCAAGCTGAGACTTCCTTATCTGCCTGCATGCCTGCCTTGTTGGCTCCGATATGAATCGGAACAACCATGTCTCGGCGGATGGCGGCCAGAGCTTTCTTCACCGGAATGGCACTAGAGCTGGATGCATTTCGCGAAAACATCCGGTGAGTCATGACCTCAGCATGAATGTACCGAGGATATGTGAGCACGAAAGTAGTGAGACGGACTTTGGATGGACCAATGGAATCCTTGATTACTCGAGCAGAAATCACGGAGCACCTCGGAGGGAGTTTTAAGACGCGTGGCGGGCAGCTTTACGGCGACGCTTAATGTCAGCGAAGCGATTGAGGAAGAGAGCCTTGGCCTCTTCGGGAGCTAAAGGCTCAATCTTGCCGGGGAAGGGGGTGATCTTCTGGAACGGTTCGCTCCAGTCCGAGACCCCGCCGAACATCAGTTGGCGCGCCTCAGTGACCAATGCGACGGCATCCGCGCTCTTCACCACCGCAGGCAGCTGGCCAGGGCCATCATGCGGGGGCAGCTTCAGGGCATCGATTAGGAGGTCCATGAGGGCCTCTTCACGCTTCCCGTACTCGGGGAGGGTGACCTTGATCGGGGTTGGGAGGTCGATCATGTAAGCTTCGGTTGCGTCGTGGAAGAGTCCCCACAATTCGTCGTCCGGGGTCGACCCAGGAGTGCCGGCGACGATGTCCGCCACCATTACGCTGTGTTGAGCCACTGAGTAGAAGCTCTGGGTGTGGCCTCCAAACCGGCAGAGGTTCGACAGCGCGTGTGCGATGTCGTGCAGGTCGAACTTGGTTCGCTGGGGTTCGGTTACGAAGAATTTATTGCCGTTATACGTTTTCATGAAACTCATACGTCTTGCTCCGTGATTTCCCCACCAAAGCTGTTCCGATAAATCTCGAGCCTCTGGCCGAGATGCTTCTCCAGGAACTTGGTGCCGGAGAAACGGAAGTCATGGACAATGGCTTTGTCCTTGCCGGGGGACAGACGGATCGCTCGGCCAATGGCCTGAACGATCGCAATTTCGCTCTTGCCGCCTCGGGCAAGGATGAGTTGGTCGGTTGAGTGGAGGTCGACGCCCTCGCCAATGATGGTGCTGCCCACCAGGCGGCGGATCTCCTTCCGGTTGAAGGCTTGGATCGTCTCGGTGATGTGATCCTTCTTGTCGTCGCCAGAAATATAGGCGTTCTCGATCCCGAGCCCTTTCAGGTACTCGTGAATCACGAGGCCGGCTTCATCCTTGCGATCGACCAGGATCAGGACCTGCTCAGACTCCGAAACCTGCTCCATGATGGCGGCGATCTCTTCCAGGAGGGATGGCTTGCCGCAGTAGTTGGAGGAGTACTCCTTCTGGTAGTTCTGGCAGCGTTTGCCCGGCAGCGTGTGGATGACGAACTCGACCGGGGTCAGGAACCCTTCCTCGGTCGCCTTCCAGGCCGGATACGAGTAGAGGCGGTTGGAAAGAAACCCCCACATGTCGAGCGTCTTGCAGTCGTTTCGCAGGAAAGTGCCTGTGAAGCCAAAGCGGTAGTAAACGTGCTCCAGCTCGGGCAAGAGGTCTGTGTAGCTCTTAGAGCCCGCGTGGTGGATCTCATCCACCGCAATTAGGTCGATGTCGCTGATTACCTCCTGGAGCATGCCCTTCTTGCGGAGGGCGGCCAGAGTCTGGACGGTGGTCAGTCGCAAGGGGGCCAGGCGTTTTTTAGAACGAACCGAGGCGGTGCTGATGGTGCAAATGTTTTTCTTTCCGAACGCACGCTCTAGGCCATATTGAAGCTGTCCGAGCAGGGCTATGCTCGGGACCACGATCAGGGAGTTGACCTGAAGATCCTTCAGTATCTGCGTCAGGATAAGTGATTTGCCCGTGCCCACCGCAGACTCTAAAACGCCCCTGCCATGTTCCTTAGCTAGAGCGACCATTTCCGCCTGGTAATACCTGGCTGCGGGAGGCTCTATCCACCACTTGAAGTTGTTGAAATGGGAAGGTGCCTTGCGGGTATCCTTCACTTCACAGGCGATGCCGGACTCAGCCAGAAGATCTTTTACGATGGCGAGGAGGCCGGTGGGGAAGCGGTTGCCTTTCAGCCAGCACACGATTTCTTGCTCGTCCAACTCATCGAGCCGCAGGCGAAGTTTGTAGAGTAGGCCCCGGTTGCCCCGGGATTTTGCCATCGAGATGAGGCGAAACGTCCGGATTTTCTCCTGCGCGACAGCCTCGTTCTTGTAGGTCAAGGCTTCTGCCACTTGGGCTAAGACTTCTGCCGGCACCTGATGCAGCTCGCAGAATGAATTGCTGACGACCAGCGTCGGCCGATCGTATTTGACAGACGGCACCGCGACGGGCTTTGGACGCCTTGTGGCTCCTGAGTCCTTGGTTCGCTGATCTAGCATGCGTTTGAGGCCGCTCAAGCTCATACCCACCCATTGAACTCTGCTTTAAAGAATAAGACAACCTTATTTTACTGAGGACACCTTAGGTCTCCAGTCTGTCTGGTCCCAGTTCGATTTGCCCAGGTTGCATTGAGCGCAAAGAATTTGAAGATTATCAAGGCGAAGAGCCAGATCGGGAAACATCGAGCGGGGCTTAATGTGGTCGACGTGGAAGGGGCCTTTAGTTGCCTCACAGGCCATGCAGACCTTCGGGAACTGCAGCAGTGCCGAGTAGCGAAGCTTTAGCCACGCGTCTGTGCGGTAAAAGGCATTCGATCGCGGCGCTTGTGGCTTTTTTGGGCGCTGTGATCTTGGGGGCAGATTTCCTTTACCTGGAACGATGGTGAGCGGGCGCAAATTGGCGGTATTTGTGGTTTGGAAGGGACCTACGCGATCCAGGCATGTCTGCGAGCAACATAGCTCTCGAGAGCAAGGGTGCTTGTCGATGATTCGAAACCTGATGCCGCAGCTCCGGCACTTCTTGATCTCACGCTTCTTCATGATTTCCACCTCGGGACATAGCCCTGCCCCCGTCATCCCCAGAATTTTGCATCCGGGGATGGAGAACTTCCTAGCTCTTACAGACTTTAATCAGCGTGCCTTCGGCGCTCTTTCACTCGTGTGCGCCTACGAGATAGTTTTGGGATGACACTCGGGGCATGGCAGCTGTTTGGGTCGTTTGTTTCCGGGGGCGCTGCGATCGGCTTGCATCCGGGGTAGGGTCGCATAGCAGCATCTCAATCGGGGGCCCACCGTTTTCCTGCGTTTTCACGCGGGATTTGCCTGGATTTAGGTCTTTTTCAGGCTACGCATCGACCAGGACCACTATGACCGCGATTTCTGGAAGGCAGTTCATGCAGAGTCCCAACTCTATATTCGGCCGCTCCTGAAAAAACTGCAAGCCTTATTTTATTATCTCTTGTAATTCGTAAAATAGGGGAGCATGCTCGGAAAAGACGGCAGGACGCCGAAAACGCTCATGGAGGAGCTGCAGTGCGCACAACGAGCCTTGAAGCCTACGAGACGCTGAAGCAAACCGGAGTGCAGCGCACTCTCCAAAGTGAAATCCTGGANATCTTCCGAGNCGATGGNCCGATGACNGCNGGNGANGCNGCNCGCCTGTACGCNGACTCNAATCCCNNNACNNNCCGCTCCCGCAACGAAATCGCNAAGCGAATCTCGGANTTGAAGAACCGAGGTGAACTGGTTGAGGTTGGCACCCGCAAGTGCACCGAGACCGGCCGCAACGTCATCATTTGGAGCGTCGAATGAAGAGCAAGAAGATCACGCACAAGGATGAGATGGGCGAGAAAATTGCCACGGGCATCCATGAGATCGCTTCGATCGTGAAGCGTACCCTGGGGCCCGGAGGCCTCCCGATTCTCATCGATCGCGAGGGCACGGCCCCGAACGGCGACCCGCTCGGCCCCATGATCACCAAGGACGGCGTCACGGTGGCGTCCGAGTGCTCGAGCCCGGACCCGGAAGTGGATCTCGTAATCCAGACCGTCAAGGCTATCTGCAAGAAGACCAACCGGATCGCCGGTGACGGCACGACGACTGCCATCGTGCTCGGGGAGTCTATCCTCACGGAATCGCTCGATGCCCTGAAAGAAGACAAATCGCTGAACCCGCAGCTCGTGCGCGAGTCGGTTGAAGCGGCGTCCAAGCAGGTGCGGGAGCTGCTCCAGAAAATTGCGACCCCCTGCCGGGACTCCAAG